ATGCTTGTGTTCGTCTTCAGTCAATTGAGCCATTCTGTACCTGGTGGGCTCTTTCGTTCGACAACGGCGACACTGTCATGTCGTCCTAGGCGTTTCGCATAATGGGTAACGTTACGTTTAATCGTGTCGGGATGATGGTTAGCGGTCCCGGCGCGATTTAATGTAACGTTGATTATGCGCTGCGCTGTCGACCTCGAACCCCATGTCATCAAGACCTCTGAACTCTACGCCCCAGGGCGCAAGGGTTCTGATGCGGTTTCGTGGCTTCTCGATGATTATCCGCGGCTGGTGGCCGAGGTGCGTGAGTTGCGCAAGCGATGCCACCAGCTCGACCAGGAGAGCGCCGCTCTGGACGCCCGTCTGTGCGAGTTGCAAGCCCTTTGCCGTTTAATCCTCGACCTTTGATTTCACCTCTACAATTCGCCACCAGGAGCCTTTTTTGTTCGGCAAATCCGCTAGTGCGTCCTCTGCCTGCGCTTCGTTCCAGTAGCTACCCTTCAATGTCGCCCACTTACCGTTAGCCCGTGCTTTCCGCTGGATCCGCCAGGTGCTGCCCTCTATCGCGTCTGCGACCTCGTGCACGTCCCTGATGATTTTCTGCATGCCTTCGTTTAGTCGGCTTGGCTTTTCGTTACGTTGCGCTAATTGAGCTTCAAGCTCCTTTATGCGCTTGCGGGCTTTCTCGCCTCGCTCAAGCTCCATCTGTAGCTTTGCCTCTGCTGCCTTGCAGCGCTCGCCAAGCTCCTGTGCAATTGCTACCACTTCTTCAAATGGCACCTTGTAGCTGTCCGGTTTTTCGTTACGTTGCGCTTTTTGGCGCTCGCGGTAGGCGCGCTGCCGTTCGGCGTTGCTCATGGCTTTGCCGGTCGCCGGGCGGCCTCGGCCGCGCTTTGCTGTGCCCTGGTCTTTCATGCGTTAGACCTCAGCAGTTTGCGGCATCGGTCGGCGTGTCGCCGTCGATGGGCAGGCCAGAAGCGAACATGAGCGCATCACGTAGGGCAATCTCCGCCTGCCCGTACTGGCGTCCCTGAAAGGCGCTGTGGCCTTCCGTGCCGGTGTCCCGCACGGTTTGCCCGCCGTCGATGATGCGCCATTCGTACCAAGCATTTTCCGGCTCGCCGTACACCTCGATTTGTGCGCCCAAGGAATCCGGCGCGGGAATCTTGTAGAGGGTCTTGATCATTTCGGTTACTCCATTCCGGTTAGGTATGGAGCAATTATAGTTACGTAACGATAAATAGGCAATCGTTACGTAACGGAAATCCATTGAATGTTTCAATCGCGCTGGCTCGCACGATAGATAGCGTTACATAACGAAAATGATGTGACCTCGACCATGCCGCTTGCGGCATATTAGTCGCCTGCACTGCCTCCCGCCGTGCTGCATAGCGCCTGCGACGATACCCCCGAAGGGGCCGCAACCATCGACCCACAAAAAAGCCCCCAGCGGCCTTTATGGCCCTCTGGAGGCTTCTCGCGATCTTCGTCCCACTGTCCCGCCACCAACTCAACCCGCGCCCTGATCTGCCCAAATGGAACCGCTCCTGGGCGTCTCTCTGCCGCTCTCCCGGACCGTCAGCGCCTCCGACGGTCAGGTCACGACAGTTCCGCGGTTTCAGCTCGTCGGCGGTGGGGGTGCTGTTACACCCCCACTTTGGTATGGATTCCCGTACCAGCCCTAGGATTTCATCCGTTCTTGGCAGACTGTCGAGTAGTCACTCTCTGACCCTCTAGCTGCGATGTCGGCGGCGATGATCAGGTCTGCTGCGATGCTGCACTGAGATTCTGACTCGTATGAATCAACGATGACGGTCGGCTCTGTAGCGGCGCCGAGGTAGATGATCAAAATCCACTTCATCCTATCCCGCCTTCCTCAGCGCTTCCTGCTCGATGCTCATGAGCACGCCCCGCATCGCGATCTTCGCTTGCTCACGCATGTCCTCGGGGAGCATCTCTAGTCGGCGCCACATCGCCCTGAATTCTGCGCTGCCGCTTCGCTCTGCCTCGTCCAGCAGCAACTCGTCAGTTGCGACCCCGAGCACGCGGGCAAGGACTGCGATCTTGTCCCCTGGTGGTGGCCGTTCGCCTTTCTCATAGCCTTTGTACGCGGACTCGGACATGCCGGCAGCCTCCCATACCTGCTGCTGGGTCAGTCCTGCTGCAGCCCGCGCCCGCTTTAGGTTCTCGCCGATGGTCATGGAGTCGCCGCCGTATGGTTCTTCGTTGCCGAGCATCATCACTCCTGTATGTTTGACCAGCGTCAATATATGACACCGCAGGGTGTCACATTGTGCTTGACGCTAGGGTGTACGATCTTATACCTTCGCAGTCAGGTTATGGACCTTGACGGGAAATGGAATGTTCATCGATTGGCTTACGATCTCACAGGAGCACACGCACGATCTTCCGGTCGTGTGCGATGTGATGACGATCACAATCGATACCAACACCAATGAGGTGCTTTCCACTCGTCAGCCTCGCTTCAAGCATGAGGCCAGCTATTCCACGTCGGTCACGATCCATGTGCAGGGGCGGAAAATCCGCGTCGAAGGCAACCCAAGCCGGGTAGGGCGCTTGGACAACCTGTTCGGCTTCTCGACCATCGAGCAGTGCGTTTCCGTCTACAACCAGCTTCTGGCTGAGTACGGCCTACCGGGCTTCACCCGCTGCACTCGCGTTGATCTGCGGGATGGCGCATCAGGTGCGAAAACCGGTGATCGCTTGGCAGACGGCGCCAAGATCGAACGTATCGACCTCACCACCAACGTATCGGTAGGAGAGGGCAACGTTCTGGCCTATCTGCGCGGCGTTTCCTCCCAGCGCATAGGGCACAGCATCGGCTTTCTTTACCCCAACGGTCGCACCGTTGCCTGGACCCCGAAGGGCAACGGCAAAGGCGGGCGACTCCAGTACCGCAAGGCCTATGACAAGGCTTTCGAGCTGGACGAGAACCTGCTCCCGAAGATCAAGCGCCTCTACGGCGATGAATCCCCCGAGTTCCTGTACGTGCAGCGCGTCCGCGACTACTGCGCCCTTCATGGCGTCGTTCGGATGGAGCAGGAGCTGAAAAACGAATTTTTGCAGCGCGAATGCTTGGCCTATTGGGGCCTGTTTGACGAACGGCGTTTTGCCGAACTCCACGATGAGTTTTTGAGAATTGACGAGCGACTGAAGGTGACCGCAATGGACATCGTTTCCATATCCGAACAGCTCTTGGCTGAGCAGATCGTAGACACCACCCGTGCAGCAAATACTACCGCCATGTATGCGATTCAGTGGATGCACGGGCAACAGTTCGACTTCGATAAGTCTGCCGTGAAGACCCATGCCGCGCGCCTCAATCGCATCGGCATCAACATCCGTAACGCCTGCGACACCAGCCGCTTCGCGCCCGTCTTCGTCCGTCAGGCCCGCGAAATCACCAAGTCCACCGTGCTGGCGATTCCCAGCTGGTATCAGCGCCCGAACCATCTGCAGGTGGCCGCATGACCGAGATTTGGTACGACATCGGTGCGGGTGTGTGCCTCGGCCTGCTGTTCGTGTGCTTCCTAACGCTATGGGCGGCACGCAAATGATCTCCGCCACCCTGTCTCTGCTGGCCGCCCTCGCCGGTGGCGCCATCGCGCTCTACCTCGTGCGTTTGGAGTTCCGCCCATGATCCAGATGACCGAAAGCAAGCCGGGGGAGGGCATGACCCTTCGCACCGTCAGCTTCCAAGGCACCCAACTCACCAGCGGCCAGCATCGCCGCCTTCAAGAGCAACAGCAGGCCCGGCCATTCGTGAACCAGGTCCTGCAGCAGCAAGTAAACGAAACCCTGGCAGCGCTCGAAGCTCGCCAGTCCGAGGGCATCAGCCCGAACGCCAATGGTTCTTGGAACGCCAAGAGCGTGGCACTCCCTGCGTTGCCGACCTGTTCGGCTTTTAAGAGGCAATACCCATGGCTATGACTATCAAGATCGAAACCACCGGCAACTTCCGTACCGGTACCGCTGCCAAGTCCGGCAAGCCCTACTGGATGGCCGAAGCCTTCGCGCATCTGCCGGGTGTCCCGTATCCGCAGAAGTTCAGTTACTACGCCGCCTCTCAGCAGGAAGTGCTGCCGGTCGGCCACTACGAGTGCGACGTCAGCTGCTCGATCAAGGATGACCGCATCCACTTCGAAGTTGACCCGCGCCAATCCCGCCGCATCGCTAACCCGGCCCCGACTGCTGTCGCGCCTGCCAAGGTTGCCGGCTGACCATGGCGCTCTGCGTAGAACTGGTCGGCTCGACCCTCACCGCCGTTGGTGAGTTTTCCGAGGCCTGCTCGGGCTACGCGCTTATGACCGCGCAAGAGTTCGCCAGTACGCCAACGCTGGCGGCGCTCTTCGCAGTACCGGAACCAGAGACTGTCCAGGCCGCTTTTGCTGCTGGGCTGACTCTGCCGTTAATGCTCTGGCTTTCCGCCTGGGCGTTCGGTGTTGTAGTGAGTTACATCAACTCACGCACCGATGACACTGTAATCAACGAGGAGTAACAAACATGGACTTTTCCCCAATCGTATCTGCTGTTGACGCTACCACTATCGTGGCTGCCATCGCTGCCATTGCTGCAATCAAGGTTCTGCCCGGCGTCGCTAAATGGGGCTTCAACAAGGTCATCGGCTGGTTCCGTTAATCGAGCTGACTTGCTCAGAGGCTCCTTCGGGGGCCTCGTTTGTTTCCGGGGTGCTAAATGTTGATTCAGTTCGGAATATTCTTTTGGGGGGCACTATGCGCCTGGGCAATTATCTTCGGGTTTTCTCGACACTGAGTGTTTTTTTGCTCTGGCATTCGCCCGCTAGTGCTGTGGATTATTATTGGTATAACGGTTCGGCGATTGGGCCGTTTTATCCCAGCGCGGTTGCAGCGTGCGAGTCTAAAAATGGTACAGCGTGGAGTTCGACTATACATTGGTATTTTCGCGAGCTTGTTTTTACTACCGAAATTCTCGCCCGTTGTATTGGCGATTATAAGAGGGACGCTGACGGCAGTATTTATCGTGCTGACGTCCAACTGGGTTCGGCTAGTCGTCTTGGCGATTCATGTCCAACTAATACAGAATACAACCCCACTACAGGGGAGTGTCTCGCTCCAGAAAACACATGTGCTGACAAGGCCGGTATCGAGGAGGGTTTTTCCAAGGCCGGTACTGCGCCTGACAACTTTATGAACATATCGTCAGGCGGCTATGGCATTCCGCAGCGTCAAGGCTGTAAGGACGGTTGCGCTGTTGAAATAACCGATCTCCGGTGTAAGACGTTCACCGCAGGCCCTTACCTTTGCCGTGGCCTCATGGGCTATACCGGACAGCAGTGCTCTACAACTGGAACCGGTACTGAGGTTGCAGAAGATGTAAGCGACTCGGTCGATCCTGAAACCGTTAAAGAAGAAAAGCCCTGCGTATATACAACCGTTGGTGACAAGCAAGTTTGCGAGTCCAAGAAAAGCGAAGAAAATACGGGGGAGTCATGCGGCGAGGTTAATGGAGTTAGAACATGCGTTCCGAAAGCGCCTGAAAAGAACGGCATTGATATTCGTACTGAGGCTACAACTACGACCAATCCAGATGGCAGCAGTACAACCGTAAAAAAAGACACTGCCACGACGACTAACTGTAAAGGCATAAATAACTGCACGACCACGACAACCACTGTCACGACAACTACGAATAAGAACGCGACCGGTCAGACTACTGGTTCAAACTCGACCTGTTCGGGTCCTCAGTGCCCTAGCAAGAGCGAAAATCCCGATGGCGACGGCGACGGTTTTGGTGATTGCTTTGGCGACGATTGCGGATCAGGTCAGGAAGGAACGGAAATTGGCGCGCAGGACTGGTTCACTCCCGGCGATGACACGTTTGGGAGTGTCCTGACCGAATTTTCCCAGAAGGTTCAGCTGTTGCCCGTAAGTGTGCAAACAACGAAGTTCCTCACGTTTAACGCTTCTGGCGCATGTCCGCGCTGGAGTGTTTCAACGTGGGTCTTTGACTTTGACTTCGACCAGTTCTGCACCGGTGACATTCCGTGGTCCGCAATTGCAGCCGTCATCATCGCTGCTGCGTCTTTTCTTGCATTCCGCATTGCATTCCTGTGAGGTGAGCAATGGAAATTTTTACGCTTGAATTCTGGAAAGGCCTTTGGGATGACTTTACCGAGTACCTTGCCGACCTGCCGATCCAGCTCCTAAAGAAGTTCCTTGACGGCGTGCTCGAAGTTCTCGGCGCTATCCAGCCCCCTGACTTTATGGGCACTTCGATCAGCGACCATCTCGGCCCAACGATGGAGTTCATCGGGTTTTTCCTCAGCCAGTCAGGCATCAGCCAGGCATTCGGCATCCTGCTTGCTGCTGTCCTTTTCCGCCTTGCTCGCAAGGCCATCACTCTGGGGCGTTGGTAATGGCTATTCACTTTCACGAGGGCTTGCCGGGCGCTGGCAAGAGTTACGAAGCATGCGTCTATCACATCCTGCCCGCTCTCAAGTCAGGACGGCAGGTCATTACCAATATTCGCGGCGTCAACTGGGACAAGTTCGCTGATCTACTGGACGAGCCTGTCGAGTATGTCCGCATGCTGCTGCTTTACATCGAGCCAGCCGAGCAGGACGGGGAAGCTGCTGACATCGAGCGCGTGAAGAACGAGTTCGCCGATCGCACGCCCGATAACGCGATGATCGTTTGGGACGAGATTCAGGACTATTTCCCCAGCGGGAACTACAAGCTGCCGCTCAACCAGCAGAAATTTTGGACCGAGCACAGGCATCGCGGGCTTGAAATCGTCATCATGGGTCAGGACCGCGATGACGTGCACAAGATCATCCGCAGCCGAATTGAGGACATTGTTTACTTCCTCAAGCTCCAGGCGGTTGGGCGTCCCAATCAGTACAAGTGGGAGCAGCTGCAAAAGCAAGCCAAGGGCCGATTCGTGAAGATCGGTTCAGGCGTTCGAACGTATGAGTCCAAGTACTTCGGCCTTTACTCGTCTGTCCGCCGTGAAGGTGTAGGCACCGGCGTTTACCAGACCGGCCGCACAAACGTCCTCAAGAACTCCAGAGCACTTGCCATGGGCGTTCCTGCTGCCTTCGTTCTTGCCGGATATGCCGTGTTTCACCTCATTGGCTTCTTCGGCGGTAGCGGTCCCGTAAACTCTGATCCGGCCACCAAGGTCACTGTCGCCAAAGCTGCACCTGTCGTTTATGAACAGCCCCCGGCTGGTCTCGTCAATCCGGACCCGCCAACGCTGCACGTTGCCCAGTCATCGCCAACTGCCGACCAGGGCGACGAGCTGCATGCAATCGACTACCTGGACAATCTCGCGCAGAAGTACACCGTCAGGGCTACCGGCATCATCGACAGCCAGAAGGAAGGTAAGCGCCTTATGGGCCAGATCGAATTGCTCGACAGCTCCTACAACGTCAAGGAACGTATGTACGTTCGTGAGATCGAGGCCATGGGCTGGACCGTCACACGAACCGGTTACGGGCTGCTGCTCGAGAAACAGGGCGTTTCCCATGTTGCCCGGACATGGCCGCTCGACCTCAAGGGCCGAGTCAACGAACGCACGGTCAATAGCCTGTCAGGTTCCCCAAGCGGCGTGCCGCGGGGAACCGGGCAGGCGTCATCCCGGCAATCCGATCTCGTCGTCGTCGGAACCGGCAAACCCGGCCACCTGTGGTGATCCATTTAGATGGGGCGCTTCGCATAATGGAGATTATGAAATGATCCTGACTTACGAGCTGGTCGATAACCCCGGCCACGAGTATGAAGAGGAAGTGGAAACGCAGTTCGATGCTTGTGTTCGTCTTCAGTCAATTGAGCCATTCTGTACCTGGTGGGCTCTTTCGTTCGACAACGGCGACACTGTCATGTCGTCCTAGGCGTTTCGCATAATCTATATTATGTTAAATTGGATATGGGTTGCGTCTGCCAGCTCCGTATCCTCGGCGCTTGCTTCCTCCACTTTCCTGCCTGATTGCTACCACCCTCGCTTCTCTTTCGTTCTTCACTAACTGCGAGGCGGTCCTGCGTTCCATATTCAGCGATGCGTCGAGTAGCCTGCCGTCGCGCAGCTAGACTCGCAGACAGCTGCCCCTTGTTTCGCGCCGACGGCGCCCAAGGGGCCTACCGTGCCGAAGAAT